GGAAATCTTGCAACTAGTAAGAGATAGTCAAGGTATTGAAGATTTAAGTAAAATTACTTTGCCAGAATTTAGAGCAGCGTTAGAAAAAACTATTACTGACCCTTCTATTGGAATAGCTGGAGCTACAGACAAACTTTCTAAAACTATGTCTGGTATGGTTTCAAACCTTCAAGACTCTTTTGTTAGACTTAGTGCAGCACTGGGTGATACTGTTATATTTTTCAGTGGAGCTAAAAAGATAATTCCTGCTTTAACTGGCATATTTTCTGGCTTGACCGAAGCTATAACAAGATTTAATGAAACAGACCAAGAAACTTTTTTGAGATTAATTTCTGAATTTTCTGATGCAGACACTATTCAAAAGTTTAGCGATGCCTTTGAAGTTGTTCCTAGCACTTTTGAAAAGGTAAGCGATGCTTTAGATGGAACAGAAAGCATTATGAATAGGTTTATAAAAACGTCAAATGTCGCATTTGATTCTATGTTTTATAAAGAATTTACCAACACGGTTAATACTGCAGTTGTCCCTGTGATGACTTTGGGAACAGCACTTGATAAAACATTTATATCAGGAGCATTGAGTGCAGAAAAAGGGGTTGAAAGACTTACTAAGTTTTTAAATGAAATGCAACGAGAGGTTGATATTCAAAGAGTATTATTAACTGGACCAGGCGATATTGCTCAATTAGATTTTTTAAAAAGTGTTGAATCATCAATTATTAACCCATTAAAACAATTACTGCCTAAAGCAATAGCAGAAACAGAACCAGTAGATATTAGCTTTGATGATTTGGTAACGTTCGGTGATGAAGAGGGAGATGATACTTCGTTTATAGCAAACTATGTACAACGAGAAGCTGAAAAGCGTTCTGAGTTAGCATCAGCCCTAATGGAAACAGCAGACCTTATTCAAGAATCTGAATCTTTAATTATACAGAACAGAGAAGATTTATTTCAAAATCATTTTAACAAAATATTAAATTTAGCTCAACAAAATATAGAGCAAAGAAAAAATGCAGAACTTCAAGCATTGAGAGATACAGACGCATTTAGAAATGCTAGTGCTGAAGAAAGAGCAGATATGGAAAAAGATGCTCTAAAAAAATTCAGAGAGCAAGAGCAAATTATATTTAGAATAAATCAAGCTGTAGAAATAGCAAAAGTTGTTATGAATACAAAGTCTGCTATGGCACAAATAACAGCAGTGATGGCACAAATAGAAGCACAAGCAGCATTGTTAAGAGCTAACCCAATTACTGCACCATTTGCTGCACAAGCTATGGCACAGATACCACTATTATCTGCAACGATGGGTGGTTTAAAAGCATCTTCTGCTATGCAAATAATGGGAATTGCAGCACAAAAACCTCCAGCATTTGCTCGTGGTGGTTCTTTTATAACTGGTGGACAACAAATGATTATGGTTGGCGATAATGCAGGTGGTAGAGAACGAGTAGACATCACACCTTTATCAAGTCCAGACTTTGGTGACGCAGGTGGTGGTACTGGAGTTACTGTAAATATTATGGGCAATGTTATCGGTACGCAAGAATTTGTAAGAGATAACTTGTTGCCAGAAATTGAAAATACAATTAGAAACAATCTCGCATAATGTCGTTATCGTTTCCAGCAGGTTATAGCTCTAATCTTGGTACAGCAGTAAGAGAAAATTACTTGGTTCGTATATATAATAACTTAGGTAATTTTTTAGCATTGTCTATGGAAGATACAGTTGTAAACAGTGTTCAATATTACGGGGTTCTTAAAAAAGCTCCAACAATTAGAGAAAGTGTAAATATACAAGAAACAAGCTCTTCCCTGTCTAATGTTACAGTAGAAGCAGTTAATTGGCAATATACTGCAAGTAATCAATTAGACCAGGAATTATTATTTGGAGATAGACATTATATTAATCGAGAAGTGCGTATTTATTCTCAGTTAGATAATGATTCTACAGAAGGTAATTTACTATTACTATTTAAAGGTAGACTTAAAAGCGTTTCATCTTCTAACAAAGTAGTTACTTTGGATATTTCACCTTTGAATCCATTAAAAGATTTAATGTACCCAACTGCAAAAACAGAAGATGGGTTATTCAGTCCAGTGGTATTTGGAGATTATACAAAACAGAACACAGCATTTTCTCACAATAGTTTATTTGGAATATCTGCTAACACTTATCCAGTGGAGGTTGCCACAGAAACAGCAGGTAATGTGTGGGCAATTATGCCAGACGCAGGTAGTGATGCTGCTGCAGGTTCTGGAATTTTACATTACAACGAATCCTCGCTAATACGAAAAGGAAGTGCATTTACACCATCTCAACTTATGGCACCATTTACTTCTGCCGAAATAAGAAATAACTCTGGAGATAGTAAACCCTATGTAACAGCACAAAGTGGTACAATTTATTTACGAGGAACAGAAGCAGATTTAGAAAGAAGTATTATTATAGAAACTATAAATAGTAGTAATGATTTTACTTTTTCTACTCTTTATTCAAATTCTGGTTCACTTACTGCATCAGATAGTGCAAATGCAGGAGAAGGAACACAGCAATATCAGAAAACTTATATTTGTGAAGGACTTGGTAAAATAGAACATACGCCAAGCTCTTTACTTTTTACTAATGGATTGTCATACAATTTAACTTTGACCAGAAGTGGTGGTGCTTCTACTGGAGATTTTAATTTTGTAAAACTAACTATAACACTACATTGGGACGATGGCACTACAGATGATATAGTCCATTATAACGAAACAGAAAGTGGTTTAACTGCAAGTTTTAATGATACTCTTTTTCCAAATAATGTGAATTTACTGACATCAACAAATGCTAACGGAAATGTTCCACAAAAAATAACTGGGACATTAGAAGTCAATTACGATGCTCCAGATTCAGGAGACAGTGGAAGTATTGCTTTAAGTGGAACTGTTTCAGTTTCACCACTAAAAGTTACTGCTACTACAAAAATAGTTACAACAGATACAACAGTGCAAAGCGATACAAATGTAAAAACAAATGTAAAGAAATTATACTCTGCACAAGACGGACATCAATTAAGTTCTGCATTAGTAGAAAAACCAATAGTAGCTCACAGATATTTATTAGAAACATTTGCACCTAATAGTTTTACTTCTGGTAATCGTCCTGCTGGATATGCAGACTTAAAAGAATACTTTGAATTATCTGGAAGTCAAGGAGATATGAATTATTGGCAACATAAACAAGAAGAATTACAAAAAGGATTAAAAGATTTACAACATTTTGGTTTTTTCATTGGAAGATTTAGAAGTGATGGAAGTTATGATTATATCTCACCACACTTTTTAACGATAGATATAAACTCTACTAACAACTCTAATGGAATATATTTAACATCAAAAGCTACTACCACTACAACGAGCTTAAGTTCTTTAACATTAGGTGTAGTAGGTGTAGGATTTAGCGTTGGAGAATTAATTTGTATTAAACATAGTTCTGGTGGTACAGACCAATATGATTTTAGAAAAGTGCTGACAGCAAGTTCTATTTCTACTTCAAATGTCGATAGTGGATATAATATGGGCGCATTAGATAACAATCTAACTGCCAGTGCAGATGATACATCATTTCAAGTTTCCGACACAAGTATTCCAGCAGTTTTTTCGGCTGGGGTAGTTATAAAAATTAACAGTGAAAAAATGCTTATTACTTCAGTTAGTTATGTACCGTCAACTTCTGTGGTTATAAATGTACAAAGAGGGTATGACGGAACAACGATAGCAGCACATACTGCTGACGATGTATATATAGTACAAGATTCGCAAGATATTACAGCAGAGGTATTAGAACCTTTTACCACATCTGAAGAAAGTATTGTATCCAGCACTACTATTTACACGGTTACTCTACCTCATAGCACTATTGATAAAAATGATTTTAGTAAAATAAAAGTAAGCCATACACCATTTGATAGTTTAAAAACAAAATGGAAGATAAATTATCATCGTGACCCTGCTTCTAATTCTAATTATTTACAACAAGTAGAATATACCAATTCAACCACAAGGACTAATTATAATATAAACAATGAGGATATAGAAGAAATTAAAAATCCTTATGATAAATCAGGTACACTTTCTTTAAATTATTATAATTATTATAATAATATTGTTGGGGAGCCAAGATTAGAAGTTTCATTAGATTTAATAAATCCAGAGTTTTTCGATTTAGAGGTTGGAGATATATTTAGAGTAAACCCTGAACCTCAAAACTTTTTTGGAGAAAATTATTTGAATGTATATTTTATGGTTACGCAAACAACTCGAACATTAGGCAAGTTTAGTATTTCAGGTTACCAGATAATATAATAAATTTAGCTATGCCAATATCCAGAGTCAGATTCAGAGTAGATACAACACCAGATACAGATAGCACTTCTGACCTTACTGCTGCTATAACATCTACATCTGCAACATCTATTAGCGTTCAGCAGGGAACAGACTTTGAGGTTAATCAAAATGTAAAAATTGGTAGTGAAGAAATGACTGTTACTAATATTGCATCTAACACATTAACAGTTGTTAGAGGTGTCAATGGAACAACTGCTACAACCCATAATAATACTCTTAATCTTTATAAAGATGATAGTCCTACTTACACACCAACACAAAATCCTAACATTGGTTCAGAAGTATCAAAAACCTACGATGGAATTATAGTTCAAAAAGCATTGGGTGGAAAAACATATACATTTGCTAATCACGAATCATCAAGAAGGCAACGCAGATTAATATATGAAAATATAAGCGAATCAAATAAAAATAGATTGGTTGCATTGCACGATTACGCCAAAGGACAAAAAACTTTTTTTCAATATAGTGAAGATGGTGACACTTGGTATGCAGTTCGCTTTGTAAATAACAAATTACCAGTATCAGAAACAGCTTATAATGTGTATCGTGTTGAAATCAACATTGAAGAGCAATTATAAGAAATTTTCTTTCTTAAAATACCCCTACAAAGCCATAAAAACACTCTTGATAGCATATCATAAGCGAGATAGAACTAAGTGGTATGAACACCGTAAATAATGCGTTATTTGATGTTTAGTCTTTTTTATCTTCCAAACTACGCAAAATTAGGTTTTCTCTGACTTTATTGTTGCGTTTTGCACGTTCTTTGATATTATTATCCTCTTCTTTGAGAATTTTTAATAATCTTTCAAATCGTTTTGCTGTTTTTTTATCTATCATAATATTTTATAGGGCAACCAGTAGCCAACCGTATTTACAAACAATAATCTTATTTAGAGCATCAACCAAAGGTAGACAGGATTGGTTACCTGCGACACTCCTTCTAAATGCCATAATTTATTGTTGTTTTAAATGTTGCCCTAATTTGTTAAAATGGTAAATCGTCTATTTTTGATTTAGGGATAGAAAAAGATAAGCCAAAGTATTTCTTTCCACCTTTACTTTCATTAACCCAAGCAGATACATTATATATTGTACCATTTACGTTTGCTTGACCTTGATAGTCAGGTTGCGTGTCTTTTTCTTTTTTTTCGTTATTAAATAAACTGCCTTTATTTTCTTTGTGTTCGTAAGCCATTACTTTAATCTCCAAGTGTATGTTTTTCTTCCTGCTGACCCTAATACCTTTTTATCTGTTTTAACAAGTCTGTTACGATTTGTTAAATCAGTAATTGCTCTGCGTATAGATGTTAATGGTGTTTGCTCATTAATTGATTCATTGTCAATCAAAAAAGCCCACACCTCATTTGCAGATAGATTTTCATTAGGATAAGTCTGAAAAACTGCTAATGTTAATTGTTCTTGATTATTTGCTTGTTTTAAATTTGTTTTAAGCAAACTTCCGTTTTCATTTGTTGTATTGTAATACATTCTACCTTCCTTGTTTTTGTATTTAAGACAAAGCGATACTATTGCGTTATAAACGCATTGATGTAATTTGGCGATAATCATACTATTTAATCGTCACAATTTTCGCAATGTTTCCAGTTTGGATTAAGTCCAACATATTCTTGTTCAGTTACTCTTGTAGGATTATCCATTGCTTTCTTGATGTCTAATGCGACATTCTTGATAGCAGGTGGCAACTTCCTTACATAGTGACTTTCAAAGATATGTTTCAGCACTTGTTTTTCCTCTGGATTTAGTTTTAACATCATATCGTTACCTCAAATATGGTTTTCTTTGGTTTTAATTTGTTGGAAGATTTTGCATTATAACTTTCAAGCTCACTATCAATGTCATAACACTCTTCTCCAACATATTGTAAATCTATTTTCATAGCGTCTATATTTTTATCTTCGTGGAAAATATAAATATTCTGACTTGCTCTTCCTGATAGATTTAATCCTTTTTCACTATATTCGTTAGCTCCAACTAATGAGCTACTTCTACTTGCAATATCTCCAACTCTTGCAGAGTGTATGTGTCCAGAGATAATATAATCTATTTGCACACCTCTACCTGCGTATCTACCTTTGATTTGATTGACACTCTTTTCGTATTGCGTAGTGAAACTTCCGTTACCGTGTAATAATAATAAGTTCTGTCCTGCGACATTAACAACACATTCAGTAGGGTCATCAACTATAAACTGCACATCTGTTGTTTTAAAGTAATGTCTTAGAATTTCAAAGATAACAAAGTCGTAATTATCAGACGCCATAAAGTCTGACCAACCCCAATCTTGTTTTAATCTACTTTCGTTCCCAGTTACACAAGCAACTGACACCGAATAATCTTGTCCAACATCAAATATAATCTGTTGTAATAAATCTACTGCAAGAAATACTGCTTTACTTCTATTCGTGGACATATTAAGCATTTCATCTAATCTTCTATCTGAATTGATTAAATCGCCTGTAATAGCGATTAATACATTATCTATATCATAAACCTTAAATATTTCTTTTGCTCTGTTTACATAGTGTTTTAAGCGTCTACTAGCAACCTTGAAATCATAATGGTTATGAGGTAGGGAAACAAGTTCGTTAAAATGTGTATCAGCAATCTGCAACACTCCAACACTCTTACCTTGTTTGACTTCCTTAAATTTAAAGTCTGAAAAATTCTTTTGTTGCAATAATGCTTGAATATCAAATAATAGATTAGTAATTGCATTTTCATATCGTGCGTGTTCTCTAAACGCTTTGCGTTCTATTCGGTTTACATCTTGTGCAGATTGTTTCTGCTTTGCTAGTTTAATGTTTTCTCTTACAACTTCAACATCATTAAGAGTAGGGTTAACTGTTTGCACGCCACAGTCTTTACATCTGTATCGTTGTTTATAAGTTCCGTCGTAATTTTTCTGACGTGATTTTTTAATCATATTCTTGCTACTACAGCTAGGGCAAGATATTATATATAATCCATCTTCGGTAAGTTTCATTTGGTCAACCTCTTGAATCCGTTGCTTTCATTTACTAAATCTAACAAATCCTTAAATTCAAAGCAAACCATTACTTTAGAATGATTTTTTGAGAAAACAAGCATAGGCGTTAAGTCGTCTGAATTTTCACACGCTTGTTCGTAGCATTGCCAAATATTAATTCGTTCTACCTTTTTACACTCAACTGCATAAGGGAAAGTATCTCGCCCTGCTTTAGATAATATAATATCCATACCACTTTCGCCCATAACTGCAGTTTTGATGTCGTGTTCATTAATCCCCAACTTTTCCATTATCATCTCTCTGACTTTGTTCTGGAAATTTCTACCCTTTGCTTTTGCACTACTCGGTTTCATCTAATTCTCCATTTTTTGCTTTTGTGATAGTTTCAGGTGTAAGACTTAAAACAACTTTCTCTTTCTCTTCTTTCTTCTTTTGTTCTGCTTTTCGTTTAAGATATAGCTCTAAATCTTTTTTTTCTTGCTCTTCTCTATCTCTTCTTACTTCATTATTAATTAATTCAATTCTGTCAAATATTGCTCCTGTATCCTCCTCATCAGCAACATAATCCATCAACCAATCCCAATCGTAAGTATGTTTTTTATAAGTGCTATACCCTGAATATATTCTTTTGTCCATAGCATTATACTTATCTTTATCAATTCCATACCCCCAAACTAAAATACATAAGAACTCTAAATCCATTTTTCTTAAATGTTCTAATAGCTCTACTTTTTCTTTTAGTTTTTTATTATCTGCAATTAAATCAGTTAATACTTCAACCTGATTTTCTAACTTACTTACTCTCATTGATAAATTCTCCTTTTACTATATCATCAATTATAAAACCAATAGTTTGATTTGTTTTATATTTCTTGAAATTGATTTTCTTTATCTTTTTAATTACTTCGTTCCACTTCGCTGTATTGTCGTGTAACTCTTTTTGTGTTTTTAATAGTAAATCAAAACTCATTTATTCCTCCTCATATTCAAAGTCTGCCCAATCTCTACATTTACTGCATATAGCGACTGCTTCCACTTCCTTGCTTTCGTTATCATAATGCAATTCTCCCATTGGCTCATATCCACAACAACTGGATAAAACTTCTTTTTCGTCCTCACATAGACTATTCAAGTATACTATTTCTTCTTTTTCTGTTTGCATTGCTAATTCTGACATCTTACTCATTTATATTCCTTTCTTGGTTGTATTTGTTCATCACAACACGAAATATATAAATCTCTATATTCCGAAGTTGTCTTTTGTTTGTTGCATTTATCACATTGGTAAACATAAATCGGTTCATCTGGTACAAACGGTAATACTACTTCATCAGTCCATCTTTCTTGGTTTAGATAGGTTTCTGGATTTGGTATGTATTGTTGGTTTTGCCATTGCTCCGATTTCTTTTGCAATTCTATATTCTTTATAATTAAATCAATAGGAAAGTTATTTGCGTCAAATTTATCCTGTACTTTTTTCTTTCCTACTTTCTTTGGATATGCTTTCCAAAATTTCTCAAAGTCTTTATTACTTTCTTTATTCTTACTTTCTTTCTTTCTTATAATAGGGTTAGGTCTGGGTTGGCTCTGGGTTAGTTTTGAATCATTGTAGGTAGAGTAACCGACGAGAATAAGGTGGGTTACATCTGGGTTAGATTTTGACCTAATCATTTTTGATTTTTCCAACTTAGTTAAAAAGGTGCGTAATTGTTGCCTGGACATATTATTTCTTTTAGCAAAGTTTCGCTGTGAGAATACGATTTCTCCTCTGTTTACTTCAATGATTTGATTGTTCATCAACATTGACGAGGGCTTTATGCTTGCCCTCATCAACATATCAATCCAACATTTCAAGTAAAGCGGATTATCCCAAATCCAATTATCTTGGATTTTACGATATAGTTTTATGAAAGAATTATCCATTAATTGCTAAATGCCTTAACAAACAAATAGATAAATCCAAACACAATAGACCAAAAAAATATTTCGTACATCTTAACCTCCCATTGCGTTTGTTAGACTTGCTAACGCTTTTTCATATACGTTAACATTAGTTCTAATACCATTGCTATTATTCTTTAACCACTCTCTAGCTTCTTTACCTAAAACACCTTTATCAAGTGCTTGTTTTTCTAAGCGATTAAATGATTCTATTTGTTTAATGGTTGGTGCTTTCATTTGAAAGTCCTCTGCTTCTACATCAGAGTAGAAAGCGTTTTTTCCATAAAGACCTAAGAGCTTAAGACTAGCTCTTGCCTTTCCACGTTTTTCTGCCATTGCCCAAAAATATTGGTTTTTGCAGTTCGTATCATTTGCTTCTCCAAAAGTAATTTCATCTATTAAGCCAAGCTCATCACTTTCTTGATATGCTCTGACTTTAATAGCTACTGCAGGTGAAACATCAAGATTATCAGACATTTCAAACTTAATGTTCTCTGCTTCGATAATCTTTATCACTCCGTCAAAAGATATAATTTTGTTACCCCGTAAGCTCCAAAAGTCATCTTCGTCAAGATTGTATTTCTTTATTAAGTGTTCACTCATTTTTCCTCCTAAAATAGTTGTTCGTAAGTTTGACCTGTCACATAACAGATAGCTAATTTTTTATCTTCAGGAATTTGTTGTTTTTCCTTCCAGATATAAACTATCTGACGTGATACATTAAGTTTGGACGCTATCCAACTAATAGGACGTTGATTTTCCTTTAGCCATAAGTCGACCATATACCAATCGTTATTTTCCATTTTCCTCCCAACCTGTTTCAAGAGCTAGTGATATAACTTGCTCCTTTAACAGATACGTTTGTGTGCGATAGCAAAAAAAGTTTCTTTGGCTATCATCTTGATTCTCGATATAATACATCTCTGCAACATTATTAAGTCGCAAGTGTAATATCATTGAGTTTATTTGTTTGTCTGTGTATTCTTTCATTAGTCTAACTTCCTAACTTCTTGAATACCCTGTTTTAATAGGCGATAACAAATATAAATACCTATTAATGCTCCTAGCGTTTCCATTATAACACCTCGTATTCGTTTGATTTAATCTTCTTATCTTCAAACATTTCTAAAGTTATATTAGTCATTTTATCTATGCCGTCAGTATAACCTTTAGTGTAGTAATCAGATTTGATTCTCTTGATTCGTTTTTCGAATGTTTTATTTAGACAGATTATCATTACCAATAAAACTAGTAATAATAATGTCTGTATTAATTGAATAGTCATTTCCTCTCCTTATAGTTAATATAATTTTTCGAGGTGACTATTTTTTTGATTTAACTGATAGGGTATATTGATATATGAAGATATAGTCACCCCAAAATAATTGATATAATTTATAATTTTGTTTTTCATTAAGTTTAGTAATTCGATATAATCTATAAATAATTTGACATTTCTGTCAAGTATAAAAATAAATAATTGTTTTTTACGAGATAATAATATAATTTCAACAAAGTAATTCAAAGAGTTTTTTCATACTCTTTCCTTTCTTTGTTAGGTTGAAAATAGGGGAAATATATTCCCCTATTTTTTTACAAGTCAACTTCTTTTATAAGTTCCA